TGGCGGTTTCCTCCTTGCCGCCCCGCACATTTAAGGATGTATTAATGAAAACACTTGCAACGCTTGACACGATCTCACGCTGGGAAAAAGAGATTAATAACCTTGGCGGATATACAGAATCATGGGGCTTGATCTCTGTTTCTAATGAGTCACCGGCTACGATTTCGGTTTCTAATAATGTCGCTAAAGGGATATTTGCTCTTGCCACGGGCGGTTTTTCTTCCGTTGCGGCAGAAGATAATCTTTTGAACATCCCGCCGGTGCAGGCTGTATCTGTCGCGCTTTACGATTCCGGAGATGCGCACATTGATACATTTGCGCTCAATGAAGGGCATGGCGTTTATCTCTTTGGCGCAAACGGAATTGAAACAGGAACGCTGTCAGACGCGTCTGCATGGACTGTGTGCCAATCTTCGCGTACATGGCAAGACAAGGTTGATCTGGCTCATGTTATTGTGGAGAACGATGTATTGACAGCGCTTTATAATCGCCTGAGCCAATACACTGATTCCGAAATTATCGATGCAATAACCAACATTGACGCGCTTGCAATTGCTGTTGACATGAAAGCGTTGGAGCTTATCTATTCGGATTTAGCGAATAGCGGATTCAATCAATTGTATCAAACCAAGGCAACAGAATACGCGCGCCGATATGCGGCTGAACTGCGCTCCGCGATTCAGCGGATTAACATCAATATCGATGGCAGTGCAAAAGATCCAAATCGCATCGTAACGCAAGGGATGTTATCAAGATGAAGATTGATACTATCTCAGTGCCGCGCACAAATTTGAGATTTTCTGTCAGCGCATCTGCCATGAAAAAAATCGGTATCGATGCCGTCCGCATGATGATAGACAGAACCAAGAAAGGCATCGACATTGATGGCATGCCATTCGCTCCATATTCGCCACAATACATCAAATACAAAGGCAAAGCTGGTCGCGTTACTGATCCCGTTAACCTGCAATTTAATGGCGAGATGCACCGCTCAATGCTGGTCGTGGCTACGGACAATAACGCCAATATCAGCTATGGCGATCGCCAGCGCGCATTGGTTGCGCTATATCATCAAACCGGGAACGGTCAACCGCAGCGCAAGCATTTTGGCCTTACATCGGAACAAGCGCGGCGCATTATGGATATGCTAACTGATGCAATTCGCAAGGCGGTGAAAAGTGACAAATAAAATAGAGCCGGTTAAAGAGATTGTCCGCACCCGGCTAATCGCCGCGGGCATCAAGCGCTGTTTGGATTATCCTGAACAAATTGACGCTATTGGCAATTTCCTGCCAATGGCATTCTTGCGCTCTGGTAACACGCCAGTAACGCCAGTGCCAAGCGGATGTGTCCTGCTGGACTATGCGCTCACAATATACATTATCTCACAGACGGGAATCGCCAAGACAAAACACCACGAAGATTTGATCTTTGCTTGCGCACATAGCTTGATGCAAGATCTCAACATGGGCGGGACTGCGTATTCGGTAAATCTATCTGAGCTTTACTTCAACGACTCAATTCCGTATGTCACCGACGCGCAACCGCAAAACAGCATACAAACAAGCTCAATAACATTATCAATACAAATAAAGGACTCACGACTATGAAAATGAAATCAATCAATGATAAGCGCATTTACGGCGTTTACGATGGCAAGGCGTATCTGCTGGACGGCGAGCCAAGAGACTATCCAGAAGCAGTCAAAATGGCATATGCCGATATCTTAATTGACGCAGAACCTGCACCGGAAGCAGAGGAAGCAATCGAACCGGATGACAACGAATATGATGGAGGCTACTAATGGCTAATAGATTTGGAAATCAATACAGAATCGCTATTGGCAAAGAGACAAGTTACGGTAGCGGATTCACACAGATGAGCGCTGCGCCTAATCCCGTGGGAAGCGTGGCATGGACTGATCTGCTTGTGCATTCCGGCGTAATCAATATGACGCCCACAATCAACACTGCTCAAACGACATACAAAAGCGGATTGACCGTATCGCATCCCTGTGAAGAAGTGCAGACCACCTCGATGGGAACCGTTACCGTTTCTGGCGACGCATCTCTTGCCATTCTCGAAAAATATATTGGTGGAGTGATGCTTACAGAAGGATTTCCACCGCGTACTTCGTTTCCTGCAAACACAGCAAATATCCCTTCTTTTGTGCTGTATCAAATTTGGGATGATGCTCCCTCTGAAGGGAAATTCAAAGTTAATCGTGTCAAGGGCGCAAAATTGCAACAGCTTGTCATTACCGGCTCACAGGGCGGGCTTATCCAATTTGAGGCGACATTCGAGACGCAGACCGTAGAGCGCGAAGTAGAACAAAGCATAACTGGTACAGATCCCGGAAGAAGCTGCGGAACAGCGCTTCAGTTTGGCGATGTAATTGCGGCTTTGGCGATGGGCAACGAGGCAACCGCATTAGACACATTCTCCATAACATTCACAAACGAGTTTACTGCTGATGCGTCAAAATTTGCTAATAATATGACGCTGTTCAATCCGCATATCATAAAACAAGGCGGCGAGATTAGCTACACCTGTAATTACGACAGTGCTGGAGCGGAAAAGAACTTAAGCATTATTAGCGACCCAACCACGATTAATAGCGACACGATAACTATAATGTCTGGAGCAAATTACTTTCAGGTTATTATTCCCAGTATCGCAACGTCGCTTGATCTGCCGGATGTTGAGCGCGATTACTTCAAGCTTAACTACACAGGTCGCATTATAAGTGATGGCGTAAGCAATGTGCCAGAAGTTAATATCTTAAACGCATAGGAGATAAACAATGAGCAAATTCAAGAACTGTTTCGCTACGGCGAATGATATGCGCGACTATGATATCGTCATTGACGGTGAGATCGTAGCGAAGGCGCATACTCTGACGATTCAAGATAAAGCGGAAATCGAGCGCTTCAGCATATCGAAAACGCACACATTGGAAGGCATGAAGATTGACATAAACTCAAATATGCACATGCTCTACACCGTTCTAAAGGCAATTGACTCGTGGATTATTGACGAACCGCTAAATGAAGAGAACCTTGGCAAACATCCGATGCTTCTGCAAATGTTCAATGCTGTAAGTGCGCATGAAGAGAAAGTTGCGCAAATGGTGCTTGGTAATGAAAAAAACTAATCAGATCGGTAGAGGTTTTACATCGCACGGACCCTACCGATCCATTCCGAGATAATAATATGAAAACTTCCATGTGCCGTCACTGCGAATTAGACCAAACCTGCGAAAAACTAAAGGATTACCCTAAAATCAGTCCGCTATCCGCGTGGCTGATTAAGTGGCATTATGAAATTGAGGCAGGATTTGCGATCTATCCGCGTGGCGGCTCGTGGGAAAATCAATGGCAATGGTTCATTGACGGGATATCATTAGTGCGAGCAACGGTGGCAAAAGTCCAAAAAGAACTATCCGAAAAAGAGAGTAAAAAACGTGGCAGATTATAGCGGAGACCTTAAATATCGCATCACCGTAGATGGCGCAGAAGCGTCACAAGCTAAGCTTTCCGGTCTCGGAGCTTCGTTCAAGAGCATAGCCTCAACCGTTGCGCTATCAGTTACAGCGATGGTGTCCTTCCGGAACGCAATCGAGTTTGCTGGCAAGGCAATGACAAATTACGAGAATGCGATCCAAGCGACACGCCAGCTTGACGCGACCCTGGTGTCCACCGGCAGAGCAGCAGAATTCACCTCGCAAGAACTCAAGAATATGGCTTCAGAGCTGCAAGCGCTAAGCAATTTTGGTGATGAAGACATACTGCAGGGCGTAACGCTGCAGCTGCTTCGATTTGATGCCATCGGTAGGGATATCTTCCCTCGCGCACAGCAGCTTGTAATTGACCTTGCCGAATCTATGGGCGGCGTAGAAAACGCTGCAAGAACTCTTGGCATATCTTTGGCGGACCCGGCTCTTGGTCTCACGCGCCTGCGCAGAATAGGTGTGGCTTTTAATTCCACACAGGAAGCGCAAATCAAAAACTTTATAGAAACAGGTAGGGTAGCGGAAGCACAAGCGGTTTTGATGTCTGCGTTAGAGGAGCGTTTTGGCGGATTGGCTTTGGCGTCTGTATCTGCGACCACACAAATGAAAAATGCTTGGGGCGATTACCTTGAAGGCGTTGGATCTTCGCTCTCCTTTTTCGATGGAGTCAAGCGCGGCATTACTGCAATGTTGGTCAGTGTAGCGGGGGAGTACGATGTTACATCGAAATCCGCTCAGCTTGCTGCGCTGAAAACACAAAAAGCTTGGGGCGAGGCAACAATAAACATTGGCAATATTGTAGCCGATATATCTACCGGAGTTGTTGCTGTTATACATGGCGTGATCAAGGCGTTTGATTTTGCCGGGAAGGCGATCCCCAAAGCGCTTAGGCTCGCTATGGATGGGGCGTATTTAGTTGTTGCGTCTTCTATGAATTCTATCGTTGACCTAATTGTCGCACCAATCGAAGCCTTGTTTAATGGTATTGATGCAGTTTATGCCAAAATAACTGGGAAATCGCTTGGTATTACCAATGCTTTTGATGCTATCCGCTTCGATGTTAACGATATAAGGGCAGACATCTCCAGCAGCGCAGACGATCTTTCTGCATTATGGAAAGACGTTAAAGAGTTTTATCGCACGTGGGGAGATGTTGTCTCCGGTATCGCGACAGGAAAATTTAGCAACGTAGACGAACAAATTAAATTGCTGCGCGAAGGCATTGACGCACAGCGCAAAGCGATAGAACAAGGGCTAACCGGGATTGATGTTCCTGATTTGGATTTCGGAGACAAAGGTAATCTCGGCGATATGGGCGGTATGGGCGGTATGGGCGGGGATATTGCGCAAATTAAAAACTATTATGATACTGTAATGGCATTAAATAATAGTACATCGCAGCAGATCATGGATAAGTACAACGAAATGCGTGCTGCGCTTGACGAATATTTGCGCGCCAACACCGAAAGTCAAGAAGAGTATCAAAACAAGCTTAGACTTGGTCTGGCGGAAATCGCCAAAGCAGAAACGCAAGAGCTAATGGCAGAACGTGAAAAACAGCTATCTGATTTAAGAGAGTTTGTTGATGCAGTGAGCGGGCTAAATGCTTCCGAAATTGACGTCATTAAGAGAAAATATGCGGAAATGCGCACCGAAGCTGAAGGGTTTTACAGTGAAGGCTTGATTTCAGAACAGGCATACCAATCCGCGCTTGCGCAAATACAGCAGGCTGAAGGGGAAGAGATAAAATCATTTGAACGGCAAAGACTGGATTTTCGTGTTCAAACTCTTGCCGGGATTGCGGGATTAGAAAGCTCATACATGGCAGAGCGGCTAAAACAGATCGAACTTGAAACTGAGAACCTCAGAGAAGCCGGATTGACAGAAGTTGAGATTGAGGCGTGGAAGCAGCAGCAGATAGCTGAGCTTGAAGAAAAGAACCGCATAAAAAAAGAAGAATCGTTGTCTGAATATGAGCGCTATGTTCTGGGCTCCAATAAGCGGATAATGGACTCGCTGGAAAGCTCTCTTGCCAACTCACTCGCAGACATGATTTCCGGGACCAAATCCGCGCTCGATGTGTGGAAGTCTCTCTGGGCAAACGTAGCACAAGCTATCATTGCAGAGATCAGTAAAATCATAGTCAAGGCATTGTTTGCCAATAAGCTGCTAGAAAGTCTTGGAATAGCAACGGGCAACATTGCCGCGTTTTTCGGAATAGGCACCGGAGCAATGACACAATCTCAAGGCTTCATTGGCCCCGTGAACCAAGCCGATTTTGATCCGTTCGCGATACTTTCCGCTATCGATAATAATGCGAACCAAACCACAAGTGCGCTTGATGAGCTGAACAACACAATCATGAATTATAGCATTATTCCACAACAGCAATCAATTGACCTTTCCCCTCTGGCACATTTATTGGATTCAATCATGTTGGCACGGCAGGAACGCACAGACCTCCAGAGCTACGGAGTAACCGAAATGATGACAAACACAGTAATCCGGCAAAAGCGGGATAATCGTGCGTTAGATTCGCTCTCAGAGCGCATTGAGAAGCTTGCCACGGCAATAGAAAACAATAAGCCACAGATTTACACTCAGGTAATTGAAGGCGTCCCATTCCATAATGCAATTAGAAGAGCGGCGGCGGTGGCAAATGAATTATAGACTGATCTACCGCCTATGGAAATTTGGGTTTGGCGGTTATACGTCGTCAGTAGAAGCAATATTCGACGATCTGATTGATGTTGATATTACACCCTTGAACGCGAATACTGATGATCTTTTTTCGTTCTCTGGGCGCAAATGCACCATAAAAATGCCCTATGATGATAACGCTAAATCTTTATTTTATGATAATGATAATCCAAATGCGGTTTATCCAGATTATATGCGCGGGCAGTTCGATCTGGTAGATTTAGACGATCCTGGTGATTCCATTGTGTTTCGTGGCATGGCAAAGCTTGAGTTCATTGAGATTGACGAACTGCGCTCAGAGATCAAGCTCTGCCTTTCTGATGCGCTCGATGTGTGGATTGACATTGCTAAGCACACTGATTTTACAGTCCCAAAAGGGGATGTCAAGACCGTTGCCATGCGCGTGGGAAGTGGAGACTACACCGTTGTTGATTTTATGCGGGAAATAATGACCGGGTTTCCAACCCAAATGCGGGGCATTGACCTGTTTCACTTCAAGGCAATTTATGCGCAGAACGTCAACCTTGTATTTAATCAATATGCAAATGATTTTATGCAGTGGCCTACCAACTCAAGCCTATCGTCTACGGCTATGTTTGCGTCTCAATTCGGTGCTTACGTGTGGCAACCTGAACTCGATGTCATTAAATTTACACTGTTCTGGGTGTTTCGCGAAAACATAGACGCATGGGAACTTGGTCTAAGAGCAGAAATCCGCGCGTGGGCTGCCAAGGTGTATCTCGCTAATCCGTTCCAGCCCATAGAGGAAGATTCTGGATATATCCGCAACATCGGGAACGAAGCTGACCTAAAGTTACGCCTTAGCAGGGCACAGCTATATCCGTATAGCGTATTAAACCAAATTAAATTGCTTGATCTTTCCAGATCGCCTTCGAATGGAGGTGATGAGCTTCCCTTTATACCGTCCTATGACTATCCTGATCCTGCAACACCTTTTAGCATTGGCTATGCAAACGACGTATGGAATTATAGCGGATATATTCAGCTTGATCCAGTTATGATCCCACCCGGATCATATAACTATGCAAAGATACTGCGAGCCATGATAATGGCAAACAGGCTTGCTGTTTTTTCCGGACCCGATGCGATAACGATAAAACAACATCTAATCGATCCAACAGCGGATACATTGGAAGCTACTGCTATATCCGATGATGACATAACGCATCTACAAATCCGGGGAACGCTGGGCAAAATGAACACGCTTGACGATATTAGCGCACTTGGCGGAGCGAGCGCCTTGATTGTTCCGCTTCAACAGATATATAGAAACATATTAGGGAACTTCCGTAAACAAATAAGCTTTTCCGTGCGTTCAAGCATAGCAAACAATCTACAGATGTTCAGCAAGATAAGTATTGACGGAAAAGTATATTTTGTAACGTCAATTGGATATCCAAATGACAACGGGACAACAGAAATAATTGCAATGGGGGAGAGATAGATGAGAATGATTTGGGGCTTTGGCGGAGCTAAATTTTCGCAGCCTGGTAACGAGCTATACACAAAAACATTCCCGAACGCAATCGGCACAATGTGGGTAGAAGAGGAGTCATCGTCATGGATTACGCGCAGCTGGAAAAGCGTCAAGGTCGTTCATGGCTATCGCGTATATATGCGCATCCGGTTATTCAATGTCGATTTAGGCATGAATAATGCGCGCCAAATTACCGGGCTGTTCAATATTCTGTCAAACTGCCACGAAAGCGGGATTATGGTATATCCGCGATATAGCGAAGCGACGGGATCTATCCAAGGATATCTTTGCCATTTAAGCGGCAACATCTCTCCGCAGGATATTGCCAATGTTCCGGTCGGGCAATGGATTGATCTCGAATTTAAGAGCATTAATCTGGTGAGCCGCATACCAACCGCAAGCGATTATCCGGACTACTATAACTTGATAACCACCAATGGTGACAACATAACTACAACAAACGGTAACAATATTACAGTGAGGAAACACTAATGGCAGACATAACAATTCAAGATCTTGATCTAATTACATCGCCATCGCTTTTGGCGAATGGTGATATTTTCCATTTCCAAGATGTATCTGACTCTTACACTGATAAGGTAGCAGCTTTATCGGCAATGGCAGAATTTATTTTGCGGGAGAAAAGCATCCCTTCTGTGGGAAGCGAAATTGTGACCGATTCGGCAACACAAACCTTGACAAACAAAAAGCTTACATCGCCTAAGATCAATAGTGACACTACGATCACCGCTAATGGCGCAGACATCAACAAGCTCTCCGGCATGACATCAACCACAGCCGAGCTTAATAAGCTCTCCGGCATGACATCAACCACAGCCGAGCTTAATAAGCTCCACGGCGTGACCGCAAGCACGGCAGAAATCAACTACCTAACTGGCGTCACAAGCAGCATTCAAACGCAAATAAACAATATCGCAAACCAATCTCAAGGTGTCACAAGCAGAATATATCATTATTCACCCGGCGTTATTTCTGGAGTAACATCGCAAATCATTAACGAAGCGACACTAAGAGCAGAACACGGAATTGACTCAAGTTATAGGGTTGATCCTGATTCAATAAGTGTAAGCGTGTATAAGCTTGAAAGCGAACGCTGGTATTTGCTCCCGCCAGCATCAGCTACCGAAGGTATTATATTTTTCTCCACCACCACAGCAGGACCAGCCAGTCAAACCGTAT